TCTGATGTTGGTAAATCAACAGGTATTTACGAAACATTAGCTGGCGCACAAAAATTAGGAGATTATTGTATCATTATAGACACAGAAGGAAGCTTTAATTGGGAACATGCTAAATTAGTAGGTTTTAAGTTTGAAGAAATTGTTGATGAGGATGGTGTTATTGTTGATTATGATGGTCCAGATTTTATGTATTTCGGTGGTAGTGACTTATTATCTTTATATCAGAATTATGATTATAAAGATTCTAAAATGAAAACTGAACCTCAAAGATTTGTGCCAGTTGTTGAAGATATTGCTCGTTTAATGAACGAAATCATGGATAAACAAGCTAGAGATGAGTTCCCACATAACATCACATTCCTTTGGGATTCAATAGGTTCAATAGGTTGTTATCAAGGTGCGGTATCAAATACAAATAACAATCAATGGACAGCTGGTGCTTTAAAAAGAGAATTTGAATCAATTCTTAATTATAGAATTCCAGCAACAAGGAGAGAAGGTGCTCCATATATCAACACATTCGTTACTGTGCAAAAGATTTGGTTAAGACCAAATGCTGTAGGACAACCAACAATCATGCATAATGGTGGTGAAGGTTTTAAATATGGTGTTCGTATGATATTCCATATGGGTGGTAAATCAACTTCAAGTGCTAAGAAACTTAGTGCTATTAATAGCGGAAGGAGCTATCAGTTTGGTGTACAAACAGATATCGAATGTGTTAAAAATCACGTAAATGGTATCGAGCTAATGGGTAGCATTTGTTCAACACCACATGGTTTCCTTAATCCATTAGAAAAGAACAGTTACGTAAAAGAACAAAAAGATTTTATTAACGGAAAACTAAATACAAATTTTGACGACTTTGATGTTAACGAAAACGATTTAGATACGAATGCATACGAAAAAGATTAATAACCTTTAATTCAATAATGTGAACAGAAGACCACCACGTAATGGTGAAATCATTGAAAAAATACAAAACACACTATTAGTAGATGGAAACGCCTTGTTTAAACATGGGTATTTCGGTGCTAAGAATAGTTACAACGAACATGGCCATCATATTGGTGGTTTATGTGTATTTCTTACGAAACTACATAAGTTATTAACTGATGATTTATATCACAGAGTATATGTGTTCTGGGATGGTAATTTAAGTGGTAAATTAAGATACGATATCTATGAACCATATAAGAGTGGTCGTGGTAAGGATTATATCAACGGTACGCACCCGATTGATGAATCAGAACTACAACAACGTAGAGTAATTTGGGAATACTTAAATGAAATGTACGTAAGACAATTAAAAGATGAGGTAATCGAAAGTGATGATTTCATTGCATACTATTGTCTAACAAAGAAGAAAAATGAGAAGATAACAATTTGTACAACAGATAGGGATTTTTTACAACTTATATCTGATGACGTAAGAATATATTTCTTAGATTTGAAAAATTATGTTGATACTTCAAATTATTTTTCGTACTTTTGTTTCCATAAAGATAATTCTGTTTTAATGAAAACAATGACTGGTGATGTTAGTGATAGTATCAAAGGCATAAAAGGATTGGGGGAAACAAAATTAATATCTTTATTTCCAGAACTTAAAACCAAAAAATTAACCATATATGAAATTTTAGAACTAGCTAAACAACAAGAAGACCAAAGAATTAATTCTGGTCAAAAACCTCTTAAAATTTTAAATAACATCATCAATAGAGTTACCGATGGGGTTCAAAAAGACAAGATTTATGAAATAAATGAAAGACTTGTTAATTTAAGCCGCCCAATGATAACGGATAAAGGTATAAGAGAATTAGAACTTCTAAAAGAAGGTACGCTAGATTCATCAGGGCGTGACCTAAAGAATGTTCTTATAATGATGAAAAGAGATGGGGTAGATAAGGCCCTAGGCGAAACGAGATTTTCAGATTTTCTTATTCCGTTCAAAAAACTTATTGATAGAGAAAACATTTTTTAATAAAAACCAAAAATTATGAGTACTAGTAAACAAACAACATTTGACCCAAAAAAGATTGAAGAACAACGTTTTGAGTTTGTTCTATATATTAACAACCACATTATCTGCCAAAGGTATTTTGGGATTAGAAATTTTAATGAAAATTCAATTAAATCTTATGAATTAAAAGAATTAATGGATGAGATTTGTGGTGTGAACAATGGTGAAATGGGTTATATGGGTATCATACCTAACTATTTAAAGAATAAATCACAAGATTTTATTTGGAATATGTATAACCCTTATTCACTTACATCTGATTTTCCTGTTAAAAACAATTTTGATAAGAACGATGAATTTCAGTTTGAGATAAAAGTAGATAAGAAAGTTGTGGCTAAAACATCTTTTTCTGGTGGTTATTTTCCACCAAAAGTTAAGTATGCTGTTGACATCAAAGAAATAATCCCATCAATTATGTATGAAATTAGGGAATATTTAAGTCGTGAAAAATATAATAAAGTGGTTGTCTAAACAACCATTTTATTATATTTATGATAACAACAGTTTTTAAATTATGAAAAAATAAATGGCGAAGATAGAAAAGAACGATTTAGGGTTTTTGGGGGCTGACTATGAATTACGTCTAGTGGCACAATTATTGACAGATAATAGGTTTGCAAATTCGATTATTGATATAATTGACCCTAATTATTTTCTTGACCAACATATCAAGTTAATTGTTGCTAGTATAAAAGATGCAAAAGAGGATGATGATATTATCCCAGATATGGGAAGTATTAAAATAAGACTTCTAGAAACAATAACTGATGATTTAATAAGAAAATATACAATACAATATTTAGCAAAAATATCAGAAGCTAGTTCTTATGATTCTCTTAAAATTCAAGATATTGCAATGAAATTTTGCAAACAACAAGAACTTAAAAAATCAATCAAAAAAATACAAAAAATAATCGATTTAGGTGATATTGAACAATATGATGAATGTGAAGCTATATTAAGAAAGGCTTTGGACCATGGTGATAATAAAGACGATGGTATGGGTATTTTTGAAAATATCAAAGATGTGTTGAAAGACGATTTTAGAAAACCCATCAGAACTGGTATAAAAGGATTGGATGAGGTTATGGATGGAGGATTGTCTAAGGGTGAATTAGCTGTTATTCTAGCTCCGTTTGGCGTTGGAAAAACGACCATGATTACAAAGATTGCAAATACAGCGATGAATGATGGTAATAAGGTTTTACAAATATTTTTTGAGGATAACCCAAAAGTAATTCAAAGAAAACACATATCTTGTTGGTCAGGAATAGATTTAAATAGTTTATCCTTGCACAAAGATGCTATCATGGAACTCTGTGATGAAAAACAAAAAGAAGGTAAAGGTATTTTAAAACTTAAGAAGTTTCCTAGTGATGGCACAACAATACCAATTATTAGACAATATATTAGGAAAAAAATTGCTGAAGGTTTTAAACCAGATGTTGTTCTATTAGATTATATTGATTGTGTTGAACCATCTAGAAAATTCGATGATGTTTTTTCTGGTGAAGGTAGTGTAATGAGGCAATTTGAGTCTATGTTATCAGAATTTGAAATTGCTGGTTGGACAGCAGTTCAAGGAAATAGAAGTTCAATAAAAGCTAATGTTGTAGAGGCTGACCAAATGGGTGGTTCAATCAAGAAAGGTCAAATAGGTCACTTTATAGTATCTATCGCTAAAAATCTTGACCAAAAAGAGAATGGAACCGCTACAATGGCAATCTTAAAATCAAGGTTTGGTAAGGATGGAATCATATTTGAAGATATTGTTTTTGATAACGCTAGAATACAAATTGATATGGGGCAAAATATGGGTGGTAAAAGTAGAGTAGAACACAAAAAAGATGTTACTAGACAAGATATTGCTAGAGTGGCAGAAGTATTTTCAGCAGACAAAATAAGAAGAGACGTATTAGAAAATTAATAAAAAAAAAATAACTATGTATTTAAAAGACAAAACATTAAAAAAACGATATTCTATTTTTCCAATTATTCATAATGATTTATGGGAAGATTATAAAAAAGCAGAATCTCAAACTTGGGTTGCTGAAGAAATTGATTTAAGCAAAGATAAATTTGACGAACTTAAAGAAAATGAAAAAACATATTTAAAAAATATTTTAGCTTTTTTTGCTATTTCGGATGGTTTAGTAATTGATAATTTGGCTACAAATTTCCTTAATGAGGTTGAGATATTAGAAGCTCAATATTTCTATGGTCATCAAACATTTATTGAACAAGTGCATGCAAACGGTTATTCTTTATTGATTGAAACGTTTATTAAAAATCTTCATGAAAAAGATGAATTATTCAACTCAATGGAAACCAATGAAGCAGTTGCTAAAAAAGCTGAATGGGCAGAGAATTGGATTCAACACCCATCATTTGCACACAGATTGGTTGCTTTTGCTTGTGTTGAAGGGATTGCTTTCTCAAGTGTATTTTCTGGTGTTTTTTGGTTTAGAAGTAGAAATAAGATGCCAGGGTTGGGTGCGATGAATGAACTTATTCTAAGGGATGAGACATTTCATTATGAATTTGCTGTCAATCTTTACAAGAACTATTTGAAAGATGATTATAAATTATCACAAGAAGAACTTAGAAAAATCATATTGGGTTGTTATGAAGTGGAAAAAGTTTTTGTAGAAAAAAGCACACCTGATGGATTACAAGGTATCACCAAAGATGACATGGTAAAATATGTTCAATACGTAACTGATATTGTATTAAACGATTTTGGTTGTGAAAGAGAGTTTAAAATATCAAACCCTCTTGAATACATGTCTAGAATTGGTTTATCATCTAAAAATAACTTTTTTGAGAAAAGAGAGGGTGAATATACTAGAGTTGATATCCCTACAACAACCGAAGGTATTTTTGACGAAGAATTTTAAATAAAAAAAAATGAGAATTTTAAAAAGAGATAAAACGACACAGGCTTTTATGCCTAATAAAATTTTGAGCAGAATCAAAACTCAAGCAACTGGTTTAATGGTTGATGCAGATGCTCTATTCCTTGAAGTTATTCCATTGATAACTGATAATATTACAACAACTGAAATTGACGAAATAATAGCCTTTAAAGCAGCTGATAAAATAATACAACACCCAGACCATGCATTGTTAGGTGGTAGAATTTTATTAAGTCGTCAATCAAAATTAATTGGTAAAGAATTACAACCAGTAGATTTAACATACGATTTTTTTGCTGCAACAACATTTTTATCCAAATATTCAATGAGGGATAATAATAAAACTCCAATTGAATTACCTTCTTGTATGTATGAGCGTGTTGCAAATCATTTATATGGTGATGATGAAGATAGTAAAAAAGAACTATTAAAAGAATTAAAGACAAAAAGAATTAACTTCGCCACTCCAACGTATACCAATGCTGGTATAAATAAAAGAGGAGCAATGATTAGTTGCAATTTAACACATTTAGAAGAAGATTCTTTTGAAGGTATTGAAGCAACGCTAACAAAAATAGCGTCCGCTTCAAAAGAAGGTTCGGGTATTGGTTTATTAATTGACCCATTAAGAAGCAAGGATAGTATAGTTGAATCATTTCAGGGAAATGCTGGTGGTGTGACAAGACTTGCTGATATGGTTCAATCAAAAATGAGATTCTATAAACAAGGTTCACGTTCTGGAAGTTGTGCTTTATATTTGTCTGTATGGCATAGAGATATATTTGACTTTTTAGAACTCACATTACCAATTGGTGATGAACAATTAAGGAGTCGTGATTTGTTTACGGCTGTTATCATAAATGATTTATTTATGAAAAAATTGGAAAATAATGAGGATTGGTATATATTTTGTCCTAATAAAATTAAAAAAGCTGGGTTAAAAGCTTTTCATATAATTTGGGGTGAGGAGTTTGAGAATGAATATCAAAAAGCTGTCGATATGGGTTTGGGTAAAAAAGTTAACCCTAAAGAAATATTTGATTCATTAATTAAATCACAGGTTGAAAGTGGAAGACCATATGTTATGTTTAAAGATAATGCTAACAGACGTAATATGCAATCCAATATTGGACCAGTAACTCAATCAAATTTGTGTTGTTTAGATGGTGAAACAGTGATAACTATTATTAATGAAAATGGTGGTGTTGAAAAAGTATCAATGGAAAAAGTTGTTAAAATATATGAAACTAATAAAAATATTTTTGTGTTAAGTGAGGATAATTCTTTCCAACTAATCTTAGGTGCTATAAAAACTAAAGAAGATGCTGAAGTGATTGAAATAGTTGACGAAGAAAAAGGTGTTAAATTAACTTGCACACCAGACCATAGAATTTATACTAAAAATAGAGGGTATGTTATGGCTTGCGAATTACTTGAAGATGATGAGTTAGATATTAATTTTAATTAAAAAAAATATTTATACAGTATGTGGTGTACTTTATACTACCGCTGAATATATGGATGGTAAAATAACATCTGTTTTAGCTGTATGTAAAGGTAGAAATAAATCGTATAGAGGTTTTAAATTTGAATATATTAATAATAAATAAATAAATAAATAAAATGATTAAA